GGGGTTCCTGCCAACAATCGTAGGCCGGTAATTTCTCCGTAACAGCCTTCTTGGTGCGCATCCAGGGGAAGCCAGCAATGGACGAGCGGTTGATGCTGTCAATGAACTTTCGGCCTGGGATACCATTGATGGCAGATGCGAGGTCAAGCGGGGCCTTCAACTCAGCCTTGTACTCATCAGGTAAATGGGACATAACTTCTCCAACATAAGCATCCGCACATTTTCGCAAAATTGAATCCTTGAACAAGTGGGTCTGCTCTATGACAGGAAGGAGATTGTTACGCCAAACGCGGCGACCCTTCATCACGGGAGCACCAGTGTTGACCTGGTAACCGCGTTTAACAGCGGCCGCGCGCATCAAGGTAGGACCAACGCTCGACTTGGGCTGTGCACGGGGCAAAGTGCTCTGACCATACACCCTCCCGACACCATGTCCGATGTACCGGAAAACAGATTTAGGGTGCAGCGCAATGAGTCCCACATTCTTATCCTTACTCTGCAACAATGGCGGAGAGGGTGAGAAAATTGGTAGAAAGAACTTCTTGGCGTTTTCAACGTCTGCCTTGCGGATACACGTGGCCATACCGTCAGCCTTGCCCGTAATGCCTGCAACATGCAATCCGGCCACGACTGGACCTGATGGCGTGTTGAGAACGAGCGGAGAACCGCAAAGTCCTGTGAAAGACGGAACGGGGAGCTGGTACTTCCAGACATCGAGCACATGCTTGAGTCCAGGAAGATCCACCTTCTCAGTGTACACAGCACGCGCAACAGACAAGTTATCCACGAGACCATCCCTACCTCGATTCACGACAGTGCCGCGACACACCGTCCTAACATTATCAATCGGAAAGAGATCTGACAAATCAGGACAGTCAAAGGAGTCTAATAGTTGGAAGAACACTAGCTCCTTTTCTGGAACGCGCAGAGCTGATGCGGAATCGAAAATGCGCGTGACATTCGTGGTCAGCCCAGGATTGTGTGCTTCGCGCGTGACAATCATGGTGTACACTCCGTCTGGAAGAACATGGTTATCCGTGACATAGAGTCTACCCCCGACACAAACGGCACGACCCTCGCGTGTGACCTTTTCTCCGTTTAAATCTCGAATGGTTTGGATGTGCACCACACTGTTCGCAACCTTGGCACAAATAGCCGTCCACTCCAAATTCTTCCACGACTTGGTCTTCTGTGAGATGGCCATATCTGCGCGGTAATCATTCTTCTGGTGGTAGAAATTTTCCACTTCATCTCCCGCTGAATCTGGTCTGACACCGGTCTGTGCCAATCGTGAGACCTTCGGAATTTCAGTTATGCCATGGTCACCACCATCAGCTTGCAACTTAAACTCAGTCCGGATGAACTTGTATGAAGCATACGCCGCGATAGCGAGACCAAGCGCATAGATAGCGTACTTGACGCGCCGATCGCCGACGATACGCTCAAAAGTCTCCTGACCGAGACGACGCATGTATGTGACAAGGCGTTTCTTGATGCTCCTCGTTGCGGCCTCACTCATGCGATCTGCAACATCTTTGATATTATCTCCGAAGATGCGACCGGCGGCAACAGCGCCTGCAATCCCTGCCGCCCACATGTAATCCGTCTCCCGAGTATCGGGTTCAACATGTACGTGGGGCTCCACATGAGGGATTTCTGTGAAGAGAGGTTGGGTGATGTTGACACTAGCAAGGGGACTGTCACCCGCTTGGATGGCGATGTCGCATGCACATCTCACGGTAGGCAAATCGCACATGGGACATAGGGCGATCTGCTCCAACTCCCGCGAAACGCGTGAAGCACGATTTTGCTCATCCCGGAATTGACGGGCCAAACGCGAGAAAACTCTGATGAACTCGTAGATGTCCGTGTAGACACCTGTAGAGACCATCTCGACATGCTGGTTGCCGTTGTCATCCGTGTTCTGGACGTTAACCTTGAAAAGCTCCAGGTTCCAAATGTCCATGTACTCGCCAATCTCAGATAGAGGAATCTTCGAAGGGTCAAGCATGTTGGGTGCGTCATCTTTTGCATACTGGGGCTTCACACCGACCTTGACCGCCCACGGAAAGCGCCGACGTACGGCTACAGAGTTACTGAACCACGCATCAGCATTCAAGTGTGCGGTGTTGGTTGTGCCGATGACGAATTCAGCCCTGACTGGGGTTTTGCCTTTCAGTTCAAGCTCCGCTTGAGGGGGGCAGAAGGGGACATTGTTAACGATCTGCAGAACGTCTGTCAACGAAGGGTCATTTTGGCCCTTGTTGGGATTCACGGAAGCAATATCGTCAAGCAAGATACCCCAATGGGAAGTTCTAAACCCTGACCAAAATTGGTCGGCGGCAGAGCGCGTGAATACACCTGCCTGAGCAGGCGGCAAACCAAACATCTTGCCAAAGTGGCTGAAAAGAATCTTGCTCAAATTGGATTTGCCAACACTTGAACCACCAAAAAGCATCACTGCAAAAGGCGCACGACGGGCCTCGCCCGCCGCTTGGCGCGTGAGAACATCACCCTGGAGAAGACGAAGTTTCAGCAAAGTGCCACTCACAACATCCTTGGAGTCACATGCCTTAGAATATTTGTGAATCTCAGCGCCCTGACGAATGCACTCCTCAAGATCGAGAAGGAAACCATGATACGTGAAACCGTGAGCCTCGGGATTAGCCAAGAGAGTGCCCCTTTCGATACACAAGGCGGCTTTTTCCCCCCATTGGGCATAGCTTCTACCAGAATGAATCAGTGGCGAAAGACTTTTCGTTTTCCAACACTGAACAACGCGCTCCGTGATGAAGAGCAGGGTGTCCAAAAGATGTGCGATGAAGTCACAATCCTTAATAATGGGCGAAACATACTGGTCGTAAATGCCGGCAAAATCCTGAACAGCGTCGGCAACTCCAATTTTGGCGGCAAAGCACGATGAGATCGCCAATGAGGCCAATCTGTGAAGCTTCATGACGATGGGAGAAGTCTTGACAGCCTCATAATTCGAAAACATCGCACGGACATCTTCGAAACTTACGGTCTGGAGCTCGAACTGCTCTAAACACCACGATGAAAGATCTTCGAGTGTTGCTGAAAGCGTTTTCTTGGAGAAGAAACGAGCTACGGAAGCGACAGTGAAGAAAACATCCTGCCAATCGCGAGCACGAAACAAACCGACAAACAAAAACTGCAAGTTCTCAATGATTTCGCAGGTTTGTTCAAGAACAGCCTTAGCAATCTCAGGATCAGCTAGGCTGCCGCATTTGGCCGATATGAGCCTATACAGGCAACGGTCAAGAAATTGCAACCCCATCATAAACTCCTGGGAGACTTGGAGATCGTAGTCCTGGGACAAGATAGCATTTTCGCACTCACTGACAATAGTGTAAAGCTGGTACATCGTTGCTGTATTGACTTGTCTCTGTTTCTTGGGGGGGGTGTTTATCGTCCTCCTGGACTATCCCGTGTGACGGGCACTGTTACTCGACTTTTACGTGTAACGGTACAGAAAATAAAGGTGTTTCATACACCAACCCGGCAGCAACCGGGAAGGCGGAAAGACACATGGCGAAGTGACATAAAATCTTAGAGGTCACAAACTTGGCAACAGGGGATGGAAGGTTTACCATCTTGTTGTTAATACAACCATGGCGATCACACTTTTAAATCTGGTTTTCTGCAGTTATATAGACTTACTATGTACGTTAAAGAGATCTTTAAAGGAAATTGTTTTCTTTTTGATCCATACAACTGCGGTAGACAAAAGACTAAACTCGGGGTGCCTAACCCCATAGACTATTTTTCTGTTTTGGCCTGAATGAACTGGCTTATAAACAAACATGGGTTTTGGTAAGCTCCCTACTTAGATACATTCCATTTTGAAACGAGGTGGGACCTCGAGGGTTTTTCCATTTTATAGGGATGGATCCCGAATTGGATTTGTTATAGGAGTTTACTCTCCATAGAAATAGCTCACGCAATCGACCGCGGTACGAATGGTGTCGTGGCACGAAATAGCAATAGCGAGTAGAACGCGCTACTGCTAATCATAACACGGCACAAAAGCGTAAAGTTCGAATAAAGCACGGGGTGGTA